ATATGATAATTGGAAACCCGTTGGATTGACCGACGGATTCTCAAATCTTGCTGGTGGTTTATTAGAGTCTTTAAAAACCACTATGAGACAAGTAGCAAATGTAGTAAGTTAGAAATTTTAATTTTAAAATAATGGAGAGAGATTGATATGTTGCCAAAAATTGCAACCCCAAAGTATGATATGATTGTGCCTTCAACCGGCAAAAGTATTACATATAGACCCTACGTGGTCAAAGAAGAGAAGATACTGTTAATAGCATTAGAGTCTCAAGATGAAAAACAAATTGAGAAATCAATTTATACAATGATTGAAGCCTGTTTAGATGGCAATATCAAAATAAATGATTTGACTAATTTTGATATTGAATTTATATTTTTAACCCTACGCTCTGTGAGTGTTGGTGAAGGAATTAAATTAAAGATGCTTTGTAGTGAATGCGAAGAACCGAACGATGTAAAAATTGATTTAAATAATTTACAAGTTAAGAACAATGATTTTGATAAAAAAGATCTTCAAATCAAAATCAATGATGAAATAACAATGGATTTGCGCTGGCCTAGTATGGGTGATAGAAGTCTTGATAATAGCACAGGAACAGAAGCTATTATTCATATGGTTGCTAAATCAATTGATACATTATATTATGGCGAAGAAACAATTGCTATGGCCGATACGCCATTTAAAGAAGTGTTAGAGTTTGTTGAAAGTTTAAGTTCAGAACAATTTAACAAATGTATGGAAGTGCTTGTTAAAACACCATATACAGGTTATGATTTAGAATACACATGTCAAAAATGTGGGCATAAAAATGAACGGGAGTTAAAGGGACTAGCTGATTTTTTTCAGTAGCCCTTTCGCATGATTCAGTAGTAGCGCATTATAAAACAAATTTTGCGCTTATGCATCAACATAATTTCCAGCTAGAAGATCTGGATAATATGTTGCCATGGGAAAGGGAGATATATGTCACTCTTTTGACTAGTTGGATAGAAGAACGCAATAGGGAAGATAGTAAATATGGCTAAAGACCAAACAATGTTACTGCAACAAATGGTTGCCGAGTTAAGACAACTCAATAAATCCAGTAAAAAGGATATGATCCGTGAACAGGAGGCACTTTTACGCCAAGAGAAAGCGGCCGCAGTTACAGAAGAAACAGGTAATACTGCGAGCGAAGTGTTATCTGATGGTCAGGACTTTCAACGAAGGTTCATAGCTGGTCGAGCTGGTCAATTATTTGACAAAGGTAAGCTAGGCAAAGAAAATGATGAAGATTCTAAACCTGCTAACAGAGGTTGGCAGAGGCAAACATTTGAGCTTCAAGAAAGATTCGTTAAAGCTTATGAAAGCCGACTAGGCGATCAGCGTGAAAACGAAAGAGAAAAAGATAAAGATACAGAAAACTCTGGCTCAGGCGGAAAAGATAAATCAGGAGATTTTGGTAAATCTAGTTTCTTAGGTAAAGCAGCCAAAGGTGCTGCAGCAATGGGGATGCTTGGCTTAGGCCTTGGTGGTTTCATGAGCGGCCTCATGGTTTGGTCTGGTGTTGAAGCTTTTAGGGGTGAAAATTTTCCTGAGCAAGCTAAGAATCTAAAAGATGGATTTAATCATATAGGTGGTATGGAAACCAAAGCCCTTATTGTAATGGGGTCTATGGTTGCTGCTGGAGGTTTATTCGGTGCCACTCTTGGTGTAGGCAAATCTATAAAGGGCACAATAGGTATGACTGCCGTCGGACTTGGTCTTGGCGGTTTCATGGCTGGATTAATGGCACCTGGAGAACTTACAGATTTTGATGGTGCAACATTCCCAGCATTAGCAGAGAATTTAACAAAAGGATTTAATCATTTAGGGGATATGAACAAAGGTTCACTTATAGCCCTAGGATCATTAGCTACATTAGGTGCAGTCGGTGGACCATTCAAAGCAGGTACTGCGGCAGTAGGTATGGCTGCTGCAGGTGTCGGCCTTGGAGCATTTATGACAGGCATAGCTGCTTCTGGTGATATTACAAAATTCAAAGGTGATCATTTTGCAGCTCAAGCTAAAAATATTGCTGAAGGTTTAGGAGCATTTAGTGACGGTAAATTGGCTGGCTTAACAGCACTTATGATAACGGGTGCTGTACTCGGACCTGCCGGTAGTGCATTGGCTGCTACTGGCATGGGTTTAATTGGCATAGGTATTGGTGCCTTTGTTGGTGGTATAGCTGGTATTGGTGATGTATTAGGTGCAATGGGTGTTGATGGATCTGGCTTAAAAACAATGTTAGATAATATCAGTGGTGGACTTAATGGATTCAATCTCATTGATGGTAAAAACTTTGGCACTCTCGGCAGTGGTATGGCTTCACTGGGTGTAGGTCTTGCCGCTTTATTTGGTGTAAACGGTTTAACTAAAGTTACTAATTTCTTTAGTGCTGGCTGGGAATCACTTAAAGGAATGTTCGGATTTGAAACCGATGATCGCAGCGGATTAGAAAAACTACTTGACGATATTATTAAACCTTTTGAATCTATAGATTTTGCAACTTGGAATACTATTAATGCCAAAGGATTTGGTGATAACTTAGAACATATTTCTAGAGGTTTAAATGCTTGGACTGATACAAAGCCAGGATTATGGGCAGCTATAGGTATTGGCCTCGCGTCATTGTTTACTCCTAATGATCAAGATAAACCTTTTGAAGAAATCATAGCGCTTGGCGAAAAGTCTACAGAGATTGGCAATGCTGCAACTGCAATGGAAAAACTTGCAAGAGCAATGAAGGCCATGACCGCTTTAAATTTCTCTGGTGATGAATTTAAGTTTAGTAAATTTGCACATGATTTAGTTTTAGGTACTCAAGGAATGCAGGTTGCTATGTATGGTGGAACATATGATCCTCCTGGTTGGGCAAAAGAAAATCAAAGTGTCACTATTCGTGCCGGTAGAGGCTTGGCTGATATACCGCCATTACATTTTGAAGCTGCTGGAAAAGGTATTACTATATTGCAAAGAGCGTTAAATAATTGGGATGGTAGTACCGTAAAAGATCCTATGCGTTCTAATGCGCGCAGTCCAAGTAATGCCGCTGGAGGTGCAGGGACAACTACTAATAATATTACTAATTTAACAGTACAAGAAACCGTTACATTTAAACCAATGAGTAAAGAACACTTACGAAATAGATAATGGTACGCCCAACAGGATTCGAACCTGTGACCTACGGCTTAGAAGGCCGTTGTTCTATCCACTGAACTATGGGCGTAAAAAAACCCCTCATAAAGAGGGGTTCGTAGCACTACTAATAACTCTTAAGCTTCCGCTGCTAACTTAGCAAAGTAACTCATCGTATCATCAGTATCAGATTCAACCTTAGCTGCTGGAGCTGTGAAAGCTTCCTGAGTACGATTCTCTTGATCAACCGCAACATCTTCATCCATATGATCAACTTCATTACGTGTCATAAGCTCTTCACCTAACACTCGAGTCAACTTAAGATTAAGTTCACTGTAAGATTTAAATGTAGATACATCAGTAAACTCTTTAAGAGAATACTGTTTGTTGTATGCAGCTTCCATAACTGAATCATCTGTATTCAATGCTTCAACAGCACCAAAGGCTGAACGATCATAGTTACGAAAACCTGCTACTTGAGAGATCTTCATTTTAAAGTTAGAACCTTTCCATAAATCGAATGGATTCACCGGAGATTCATCTTCATACTTAGGTTGCATAGAGTCCATGATCTTCTCAAAGATCTTAGCACCGTAAGTATATAACATTACCTTACCTTCGTTCTCACGATTTTCAGGATCAGAAACTACATAGATGTTTGACACATAGTGTAAACGACGCTTACGTCTACGAGCCGTATCTTTATCAGCTTCAATACCGGTATTCCACAGTTTTGAATTCATTTCAGATACAGGATCATCCTTATTAATTGTAGTAAGTGATTTCTCAACATACCACTGACCAGTTGGTCCTTGAAAGAAGTGATCCCAGTATTTTGCCCAAGGTAATTCATCACCTTCGACTGTAGGTAAAAAACGAATAACAGCATAACCGTTACCTGCTTTATCTACTGAGGGTTTCCACATACGGTCGTCGCCGAATGATTTCTTTTCTTTAGTGCTGCCAGCCGCACCTACTAGTGAACTCATATCACTAGCTTTCGCTTTTAAGTCTGCAAAAGACATATTTTACTCTCCATTAAAAATTAGTATAAATTTGTATTACTTTGTATCAGTATATATTATATCATGTTTATGACAAATGTACATACCTTATTTAAAAATATCTACAATAATGTTTTTCATTTTATTGTCATCAATCTTTAAGAAAGACTGAAACTTAGATATCTTCTTAAACAAATCAGGCCACAATATAGTATCTGTGATCTGTTCGTTCGCCTTACTAATAAACCCAGTCAAGCGATTTATTATACACAATGTCTCGAGAGACACCGTACCTTCAAGATGAAGCTGGACAATTCTTGGATATGTATCTTCTATAGCCAAGAGTTCATCAAACTTTACATCTGAAATTTCTTCTAATTCATTTCGAAACACATAAGACATACTATCTATCTTCTTCAAGAATGCTGTATATGTATCTTCGTCACGTATCATATCACTACTATACTTATTGCCAGCAACTTGATGTGCGGCAAAGTACAAAGTAATATCATCACGAGTTTTAAAACGTTTACCTATCTTAGATAATTGGAATTTATCAGGCCTCTTCCAGTATGTTTTCTCAGTTACATTTGTTTTAAAATTATACTTAAAACAATCGTAACTTCCGTTGAAATGCAGATTAACTGCGTTGTGTAATTGAAATGCTTCATATCCTGTCATCCTCATATAGGCAACATATGTGTAGGGTTGCCACCGATTAATAGGTTAAGCTGCTTTGCTTCATGCTCCACGTGCTCTATAATCTTCTTTGAGATAAGTTTCTTACTGTCCCTAAGATCGATTTCGTTGCTCTCACACACGTTTATAATAGCATCTATATAGTTTGTATCTTTATGAGTACGAACAAATGTTTCAACTAAACCTGAAAATGATTTTTTGTTTATGTCATCCATTATTTTTGTACTCCGTCTGCGTCATACGCGGGTGATAAAGTTTTCCAATGCATTGTCTTCTCTTCATTCTCACCATAGAAATCTAGAGACCATACACCTTCACGTAGGTATGTTTCACAATGGTTCTTATAGATCCTTGCTGATTCATACTTGGCTTGAGCACCTCTCTCATTACGATGAATTGCTTGACGTAATGCAGATAGTTTCTCCTTAGTGGCTTTAATATATAGCTTCACGTTAACCATTGATAGACCATGATCTTCTTCTAACGCTAGTACATTAGGTGCAATGTTCTTATATGTCGTGGGCTTTTTAGCTGCTCTAGCCTTCGCTAAGTTAGCTGCAGCGGCCGCACGTTGCTCATCACTCATCTTACGTCTTGCCATAATATATTCCTATTATTTAAATTGATACATCTATTATAACATAGTATTGTATCAATGTACATACTAACCTTTATATATTTTTAGTATTTGTCCTTCAAATGCTTCAACCTTATCTACTCGATTAGGCCATTTAATATATTCTTTCTCAGGGTTAGCCTTAAGATTATTTAGTAGTGGCGTGATTGCGTTATATAATTTGTCAAGCTT